CCAATAGAAGTAATGGTGTAAAAACTAGCCCCGCTTTCCCGCTGTTTAAACTGATATCTCCTGCCGCTTAGATATCTTTCCTCATTGATTGTCAAGAATCCCCATTCTCAACTGTCCCACTAATACTGAACATGTACTAGTTCTCATACTCCGACACAGGAGTACTCCCTAATCCCTTAATAGGTCATAGTATTTATAACTTTATTATGAATCATTCGCAAGTTTTTCAAAATAACTCATAGTATCTGAACTAGAGTCCTCTGAATTCGTTGCTGGTACAGGTGTATCTGCCCATGCTGGTGCTTTCGCTGTAGCTGTTAGACCACTAGTGTTGTCTTCTGCTATTGTTTCAGCTGTCGCTCCAGACACTTCTACACCACCTAATCCTAATGCTCTATTAAGTTTAGTCTTCAAGTCTTCATAAGACATGAATTGATCCGGTGCAATTAGTTCTGCAAGAGAATGTTGCTTATTATAGATACCTTCCATAACAGAATCATCTTCTGATATAGCTGCTACATTAGCGAACTCTGACTTATCATAGTTCCAGTAACCATCTACTTTTCTGACTTTAAGTTTAAAGTCTGCACCTTCCCACATATCAAAACAATTCACAGGTTTCTCGTCTTCGAACTGAGGTTGCATTACATCTTTAATTTTCTCAAAGATTTTTTTACCAAAACGATAAAGCATTACTTTACCTTCGTTCTCCGGATGAGCAGGATCTGACATCACTAAAACATTCGCTACATAATGTAGTCTACGTTTTTGTTTCCTTGCTTGGTCTTTTTGGGCTTCATCACCACTATTCCATAGTACACCATTGTACTCTGAAACCGGACAGTTTTGTCCTAAAGTTGTTAGTGACTTTTCTATAAACCAACCACCTGGACCTTGAAATCCGTGGTCCCAATATTGGATCCATGGAAGTTCTTCTCCATTAGATGCTGGTAAGAAACGAAGTACTGCAAATCCATTACTAGATTTATCTAGTTCAGGTTTCCAGAATCTATCGTCACCGTATCCTTTTTTCTTCGAACCAGAGTCTCCCTCTGTTTCTAATGCGGTTTGTAGTTTATCGAAGCCACCGCGACTTCTCTTTAATTCATTAAATGACATTTTATCTCCTTGTATATTTAATTATTATATTTTATTTTATCCACTTTATTCATTATGTAAAACTATTATATTCTAACGGCTTCTTAATTCCGTCATAGTATATAGTATAACTGACATCTTTGAATCTGTCAATCACTTTTTTTATCTGTGCTTCTTGTGTTCCTAAAAGTGAATTAGGATCATTAATACCAACCCTTAATCGAGAAGTTTCCTTCTCTCTTTTATAGGCATTAGTACCAGCATAGATATTCTGATAAGTATCTTCTTGATAGTTCCATATTGAATCGAAACCAACAAGACATACCTCATCAAAACCCATTATAGAAGCCTGAGCCATAGCTTGACTTCCAGCAAAGAAGTTGACACTAAACATAGTATCATCTTCTGTACCTTTCATATTTTGTATATGCCATTCAGGTTCAACCCCAATGACATGAACTTCCATGATATTTGAAACATCATCTTCTAGTCCAAACATCCAAATGTTCTTTTTGTTATTAGGATTTGATTCTTTAACTTTATAGCTATCATCAAAATTCATTAATAACATTTCTTTGTACTCTAGAGGAATACATTCATAATCAGGAAAGATACACTTATTGTGTTTAGGATATTCAGTCTTACATATCTCTTTAAGTATAGTAGAGTCACCTGATACTAAGTAGTCAGGACTATAGTCTCTATACAGAGCGTTACAACCGAATGTAGTACCATCTAGTGTATCTAAGTCCAATCCTTTTCTAGAAGGACCGTTACCTATGATGTATGCTGTACCCATATCTCTCTCATTATTGTTCTTAATTTTACTTGTTCAAATTCTATGAACGGTTTTAATTTACTTAATCTGTTTCTTTCTTTTGGCCAGATAAACTTCTCTTGAATTGATTCATCATATTCACTAAAGAGTGCAAACATCAAATCAAACGATATAAATGTCTCAGCGTTAATCTTACTACCTAAGTATTCTTTTAGTATTGGTGGATGTTGACCGTTTGTTGTTTTTAATATTGTATCGATATGTTCATACTTGTCTTGTAAGTATCTCATATCTTCCGTGATAGTGTAAGTTAGTTTTTGTTTTTTCTTTTTATAAGCTTTATAATTATCATCACATTCAGGTTCTAATAAGTTTCGACCATAGTATTTTTGTTTAGATAAGTTAGCTACTAAGAAATCTTTTAAATCATCTCTATGATCTCTTGCTAACTTTGCGAAATGATACTTGTCATTTCTTTTTAGAAACGCTGGTAACTTTACAGGTACTTTGCCTCTATACTTAAAAAAATCATACGACTCTGTATGAAAATGATTAGTAATAGCTAAGTACAAACAGTACGCATCAAAACCTTCACGACTAGTCATCAATAAAACTTCGGTCTTCCTAATGTGTTATTATTCATTTGATTCATCTTTTCTCTACGAACAGCTTCTTTCATTTTTCTTTGTTTAGCTTGAGCTGGTTTCTCATAGTATTGTCTATCTCTAACTTCTTGGACGATACCTTTTCTCTCACACTTCTTTTTGAATTGTCTTAATAGAACATCAAACGGAGGTGGACCTTCATGTCTCTTAGGTTTGTTAAAGTGTTTATTCATTTGATAGGTTTTCTGTTGTTGTGGTTTCATAATTTATATTGGTAGTTTTGCCTTTGATTCTTTTAAGAATCTTAGATTTATCGCCTCTGCACGAATTTTTTCTTTTAATGGTGGAGTTACTAGACCCTTGACTGAATCAGGTTCTAAATGATTCTCCTGACAGAAGTGAACTATCGCGTCTATGTAAGTTAATCGTTTCTGAATTACTAGTTCTTCAACGCTGTTTGTAAATTTCTTTTTAGTTAGAATCATATATCTATTATACTACCGTTCTCGTATTTGTCAAGTTCTTATTTGTGATGCTTGTTCGGTATGTTTCAAAGCTCTAAGTATACCGTATTGTCTTTCGTCAATGCCGAAGTTGTTATGAGTAACAAAGAATAATACATACAATAATAAAGCTCTAATCATTTGGAGGATTGTTATGACCCATCAAAGTATCAGGTTCCCAATTCTTTATTGCTTGTCTAATAGCATCTTCTGCTAATACTGAACAATGTAATTTGATTGGAGGTAAATCTAATATAGCTGCTATCTCTTTATCTGTTATTAGTTTAGCTTCGTCTATTGTCTTACCTTTTAACATTTCAACAAATAGTGTTGATGATGCTATCGCTGATCCACAACCGTACGTCTTGAACTTAACATCTTCTATAACATTACCGTTCATTTTCATATCAAGTTTCATAACATCACCACAAGCTGGTGCACCGACCATTCCTGTAATTACAGTTTTATCGTTTGGATCAAATCTTCCTACGTTGTGTTTAGCTGGATTAGCTAATACTGATTCGAATCTTTCTACTACTTGTTTTGAATATGCCATATTAATGTTATGAATGTAAGGTTATAAGTGTTATAAATATAAGAGAAAGAATATTATCGTAATTGATGATATTCTTAATTATATAACTATTTATAACGGATGCTCTAATGAATGTAAAACAATCATGGAGTAGACACGGCGAAGAAGTAAAAGCTTCATCTGCCAGAGTCCTCGAAGCGGCGTTTATGATATTCGGGATAATTTCTCCTATTCTTATCATACTAGCAACTTCCAGAGGAATCTGAATGTGAACCATAATAGAACTTAGGCACTACTCCTACAAACCAAATTCAGTTTTATACTGACTACGAAGACTCAACAGCTGGTCAATCCAGTTGTTGGGATTTTCTACAAACAATTGAGCTTCACCTGTTTCTTCTACAGAAACTAATGTTACAATTCTATCTATCTTAACTCCATACCTTTCTTCAAACATCATAGCGTACGCTGTCTCTTGCATAAAGTAATTCTTTATCTTACTAGGTGACTTAGCCTTCGTACTGGTCTTAAAATCGATTACAGACACCTTCCCTGCGAACTCTGCGATACAATCTACTCTACCAGCTATCTGTATATCGTCACTATACAATGAACCTTCTAACATATAGATATCTCCTATCTTATCAGTAAGTTCTTTAGTTTGATTGAACATCATTTTATCAAGAGGAGTAGCATTAGATAACTT